GAGTCGGTCAGAGTCTCTATCCCGAGCGCCTGGCAGAGACCTGCGAGCCGCTCGCGCGCGATGTCTTCCGCCTTCTTGTTCGGGTTGTTGATGTTCAGGCGCTCCCAGATCCGGCGACCGGCGTACTGCCCGTCGATGATCTGCAGCTCGATCTCGAGGTACTGACCGTCACCGGCTTTGGTGCTCTTGATGTCGGTCGCGTTGATCACGCTCGGGTACTTGCCGGGCGGGATGACACCGTAGGACCGCTCCTGCGGGGTGTATCCGGTTGCGTCGAAGTTCAGGCTGGGCATCGTTTGGCTCCTAGGTTTGATGCGTTGATCAGGCAATTGCCTGGGCGAAGGCATCCCACTGCATCGGGATGGAATCAGGGAGTGCGTAGCGGTTCTTTGCCATGTACGCGGGGCGCTCGGAGGTGTGCAGCAGCCGCTCGCCGGTCGAGATCCCGCGGGCGACTTCCTTGTTGAAGCCGACCTCGCTCTTGCGAACGATCGTCTTGTAGTTCGCGAACAGGACCGCGTCGCACCACTCTCGGATGATCGAGCTGGTCCGTTCCTGCAGCTTGGGCTGGTACCGGTCGTACGGCTCGGTCTCAGGCGAGTCGAAGCGCTTGATCGTGGTGTGCGCGATCAGCACGACGCTCATGCCGCGGTCATTGCGCAGGGCGTTGAACCCGGCAAGAATGTCGCGCCACTTGTCGGCCGCGATGACCGCGCCCTTGCCGTATGCGAGATCCTTCGCGTCATACTTGGCCTCGATCTCGCGCACGACTGCGTTGTCCAGCCAGTCCACGCTGTCGAGCACGACGGTGCGGTACGCGTGCTCCGACTCGTACAGCGTGCCGATCGCCTGCATCACGTCATCGGTGCGCTCGACCAACGGGAAGTGCGCCACGTCCAAGCTGCCGAGCCCGTCCTCGGTGCAGATGAAGATCGGGTCGGGCGCGCCTGCGGCGAACGTGGTCTTGCCGATGCCCTCGACACCGTAGACCAGCACGCGCGGTGCCTTGGCTGCGTGGTTCTTGCTGATGCTCTTGAGGTCGAATGCCATCTCAGTTCACCTCCGGGAAGGTGACCGCGACGCCGACCTTCGCTGCTTTGGTCTCGACCGCGGGCGCGATCTGCCGCCACAGGTCGGGGCGCTCGGCGCGCAGGATCTTGAGCGCGCTCTCATCGGCCTTGATCTCGGTCTTGATCGGGCGCAGCGCCTCGGGCCATGCGGTCGTGAGCGCCTGCAACTGCTCGACGTTGGCGCGGTACGTGAGCTTGCCGGTGAGCTTGATCTTCACGCCCAGCGGGGTCGTGATGGTCTCGCTGCCTTCTTCGCGGGCCGGGTGCAGAGCCAGCATCTCCTGCTCGATCGCGACGCGCTTCTCGCGGGCGGCGTCTTCGTTCTGCTTCGCGGCTTGCCAGTGGCTCGCCAGTCGTTCGATCTCGTTCATCGTTTGCGGTTTCCGTGGTGGGTTGTGATTAGATCAATCCTACTCGCGCAGTCGAGCCTCGGCCTTGAGCGCGGCGTATGCGATGCAGTCCTCCAGGCTGTCGCGGTGCGGCACTTCGCGTTGATGGTCTCGCACGTCCTTCAGGATCTGCATGAACAGCCAGCCTTCAGACTCGGCGAGGGCGTGATCGGTAATTGCGTTAAATGCTGCGACTGCGCGGCCCATCGAGCGCTCGCCCTCGGGCGAGTCGTAGGTCGCTGCGCGCTTGCGCATGTGGCCCGCCGCAGCGGCGAGCAGTTCGGGTGCATCGGGGTGCTGCGATGGCATGGTTGCCTCCGGGAGTCGAGATAAGATCACAGTATGGAGGAAAACGCAAATGGGTGTAGAGTGCTATCCCCAACGCCAAGCACTATAGCACGCGCTGCGACGGTGGCTTGAGGTATCCTCAAGCGGTGTCATAATGCCGAGTCGTTCCCACTTCCAAGACTGATCAAGATGCCTACGTACAACACGCTTCAACCCGCGCACCCTGTGCTCGAGCGCCTCGGCGGTCGCCGTGCCGTCGCCGACCATCTCGGGCTCTCGTTCTCTGCGGTCTGCCGCTGGTGCGCGCCGCCGCCCATCGGTACCGGCGGGCGGATCCCTGCCAAGCACTGGCTGTCGCTGATGGCTCTGGCCGAGCGGCAGGGCAAGAGGTTGTCTGTACGCGCCCTGTCTGGACTGTGAGCATGAGCGCGGTGCGGTACTACACAGACAGGGTCGCCAACGCAGACTTCCTCGCCGAGTGCTACGGCGAGCTGGGCGATCGGGTGGGCTTCGTGGCCGCGTTCGCGGGCAATCCATTGGACGCGCCGCCTGATGTCTGGAGCGGGCGACCGTACGCCGGGCGAGAGGCGCAAGCGCGGCTGGTCAACTCGCAGACGGGGCTCAACACCTACTTCGCGGTCGCGACCTTCGCGGCGGACGAGGAGGGCGAGCTCGGGCGGACGCAGGCGTGCTTCCAGCAGCTCAGGGTGCTGGTCGCGGACGATGTCCCGCATGAGGCGTATTCGCAGTGCAGCTACTACATCGAGACCTCGCCGGGGAATGGGCAGGCCGGGATCTTCTTGGATGAGGACGATCCCGACACGTCGGACGCGCGGCTGATCAAGGCGGTCCTGCATCAGATGTCGGCGCAGGGGCTGATCTCGGGCAACGATCGTTCGGGGAACAATCTGGTGCGCTGGGTCCGCCTGCCGGGCGGGACCAACGGCAAGCCGCGGCCGACCGGCCTGTGGGAGTGCAAGCTGCGGGTGTGGGCGCCTGGCGTGCGGCTCTCGCTGGCGGACGCGGCGATGTGCTTTGGGATCGACGTGGACTTGTTGCGCGAGCAGGTCGCAGCGCCCGTAGCGTCGGCAGGGCCGACGCAGGGCGCGGGCAATGCCACGGTCGCCGAGTGGCTGACCATGCTCGTACATCCCGATCCTGCTCAACGCGCGTATCACGAATCCCTGACCCGCTGGTCCGCATCAATGGTCGCGTCCGGCATGAAGCCGGGCGCGGTGGTCGAGACCCTGCGGGGGGTGATGATGAGCGCGGCACCCGTGGACGCGGTCGAGCGGTCACGGTGGCAGGCGCGGTTCACCGACATTCCTCGGATCGTCGAGAGCGCGGCCAAGTACGCGCCCGCTGACAAGGCAGTCCCTGAGATTCGCCTTTCGCTGCCAGCGATGGATTCGGATTCAAGCCCGCACGGGCTGTTGCTGGATCTGGCCGCGCTTGAGGCGATGGCGGGCAATGTGCGGTGGCTGGTCAAGGGCGCGGTGCCGGACGACTCGATCGGCATGGTGTTCGGGGCGAGCGGCACGTTCAAGTCGTTTGTGGCGCTCGACCAGGCGCTCCACGTGGCGCACGGGATGCCGTGGATGGGCAGGAAGACGCGGCAGGGGACCGTGGTCTACGTGGCCGCGGAGGGCGGGGCGGGCATTCATCGGCGCGTGGCTGCGTGGCATCAGCGGCACGGGCTCGAGCTCGCGACGAACTTCTTCGTCTGCATCACGCCGCTGATCCTGTCGATGTCTGAGCACGTCGAGTTCCTGGCCGCGCAGATCGAGGCGCTGCCGGAGCGGCCTGCGCTGGTCGTGATCGACACTCTCTCGCAGACGTTCGCGGGCGACGAGAACAGTGCGTCGGACATCAGCGCCTACTTGCGCACGGCGAATGCGTTGATCCGGGCGAAGTTCAACTGCTGCGTGCAGATCATCCATCACTCGGGGCACGCGGCGACTGAGCGGCCGCGGGGGAGCTCTGCGATCACGGCGAACGTGGACTTCATGCTTGGCATGTTCAAGCCGGACTCGGGGTCGATGGTCGCGCGGATGGAGACCGTGAAGCAGAAGGACGGCGAGAAGCTGAGCAGTCAGACGTTCGCGCTGGCGAGCGAGGTGCTGGGCACTGACGAGGACGGCGAGCAGATCACGTCGCTGGTCGCGTGCTACTCGGACGCGGCGGGCGAGGTGCTGCGATCGCATGCGGCGCGGCTGGGGCAGTACGAGCAGGTGATCGTGTCGGTGCTCGAGGGGCTGGGCGGGATGACGATCGAGGCAGAGCTGCGCCGGGCGTTCTACGCTGCGCTGGCGAAGCAGGGCAAGGAGGTGGCCGCGGACACGGCGAGGAAGGCGTTTACGCGGGCTCTGGGCGGGTTGCAGAAGCAGGGGACGTTGGAGGTGAACTCAGCGGGCAGGGTGGCGTTGCAGCGGGCTAGTGATTGAGGATTCAGCAACTATTTTTGGTTTTCTTGACCTTGGTCAATTATTCGGATGTTTGGTGGATGCATGATTCACACATCAACAACGCAGCACAAACCAACAAAGGACGCAAACCATGACCGCATACACCGCAAAGATTGCATCTTTCCTTAACGCCGCTGATGGCATTGACCCTCGCCACGTCGAGGCTTACATGCGTGTCGGCCATTCGATTCTCAGCAGCCTGTCGCCGCTGCAGTTCGTATCTGAAGTGCGTCTGGCGGTCGATTGCATCAAGGAAGGCGGCGCGGACATGGCAGAACGCATTGCGCAGTCGTTCGGGCTGTAACAAACGCCGTGAACGATTCGACACAAATCAAGATCCGCACGCCTAAGTCGTGGCCGTTCCCGGGCCCGCGTGCGGTGGCACCAGCGCCGCGCAAGCCGCGCAAGCCGAAGATGACGTACACGTACAATCCTGAACGCAACGAGGAAAAAGCATGATCGACTACATCACACCCGCGCAGCGACTGATGCACACCGAGCAACGCGGCAACTGCCGCACGCTGGCCGAGGCCAATGCGTACCTCGACCGGTATCGCTTGAGCGTGCTGCGGCACGGCTACACGCCGACGCCCGCGTGCAAGACGGACGTGGCCGCGACTTGGGCGCGGAAAGTGTGGCGCGAGGGCTGAGATGGATGAAGCCGACGCAGCAGATCTGACCCAGCAGCA